AAGATCCCGTGGCGTGATGTCGACCTCGGGGAGGTGCACGTGCAGATCGCAGCGGCGTCGACGCTCAACCGGACGCCGGCCGGGCGCGTGCAGACGGTGCTCGAATTCGCGCAGGCCGGAGTCATCTCGACGGACGAGGCGCGGCGCCTCCTCGCGCACCCGGACCTCGAGCAGGCGATGAGCCTGTACACCGCGTCGCTCGAGGCGATCGAGCAAGACCTCGAGCTCATCGAGGACGGGGAATTCATCGTCCCCGAGCCGTTCTTGAATCTCAAGATGGCGGTATGGCGCGCACAGAATCGCTACCTCGTGGATCGCGCGGCCGGCGCACCCGAGGACATTCTCGAGGCGCTGCGCACGTACGTCGTGCAGTCCGCGCACCTGCTATCGCAGCCGGCCGAGAACGGCAGCGCACCCGGCGCGCCGGCCATGCCCGACATGGTGCCGCCGGGTGCGGAGCCGCAGCAGATCCCGGCGGCAGGGCCGGCCCTCCTCACCGCTTAGGAACGCATGACCGACGCACCACCTCTCCGCCCGTTCTGGAGCTACCTCGGGGGCAAATGGCGAAACGCGCCGCGCTACCCTGCCCCGCGACATGACGTGATCGTCGAGCCGTTCGCCGGGTCCGCGGGCTACTCGCTGCGATACCCCGAACGAAGTGTGATCCTCGTCGAAAAGTATCGCCCGGTCCGAGAAGCTTGGCGATGGCTGATCAGTGCGTCGCCGTCCGACGTCCTCGATCTGCCCATCGTAGAGTCGTCCGACGATCTGCCAGGCGACACGCCTCGCGGCGCCCGAGCGCTGATAGGGCTGAACCTCGGGCGCGCCATCGTCAGCCCCAGGAGAAAGAAGACGCCCATGGTCACGCGCTATCAGGCGCGATGTCCCACGTACGCATGGTCGACGGAGGTACGCGCGCGCGTCGCCGCGCAGGTGCCGCGGATCAAGCACTGGAAGATAGTGTGCGGCGATTTCACGTGGGCCCCCGACGTAGAGGCGACATGGTTTGTTGACCCTCCATACCAGGGGCGCGCGGGAGCGCACTACCCGCTCGGAGCGGATCGACTATCGGCACCTCGCCGAGTGGTGCCAAGAGCGGAGCGGGCAGGTGATTGTGTGCGAGAACACGGGCGCGACGTGGCTCCCATTCCGTGCGTTGGGTACGCCCGCACGCAAAGGGATCGGGAGCAAGGCCGAAGCGGTCGCCGAAGCGATCTGGACCCGCGACACTGACGAACCCAAGGAGATCTCACAATGAGCGAAAAGACGACCGACACACCGCCCGCGGCCGCGCCCCCGACGCGAGGACGCTCGGGCACCCGCGTTGACCCGGCGACCGTCCTTGCCGAGCTCGAGGCCGGCGCGCTCGACGCGCCCGCGCCCGCGGCCTCGACGAAGGCGCCGCCGGCACCCAAGACGGACGCCGAGGAGGCGCCCGAGGTCGAGCTCGAGGCCGAGGCCGATGCGGCACCCGACGCCGAGGCGGATGCGTCCGGCGACGGCGAGGCGGGCGGCGTCGACGCGAACCTCGACGAGGCGACCTCGAAGCGCCTCGCGGGAGTGCAGCGCGCCGAGAAGCGCGCCCGCGAGCAAGCGGCCGCGCGTCAAGCGGCGTTCGAGCGCGACCGCGCGGCGTTCGAGCGCGAGTGGCAACCGCGCGTCGAGGCGGCCCAGCGCTTCGAGGCGCTCAAGGAGCGCGCGCGGTACGCACCGGACGCGGTGCTCGAGGAGCTCGGCCTCAGCGCCGAGGATTGGGAGCCGGCCGCTCGAGCGCTCTACGCGCGTTCGCAGGCGGGCGCGAAGAACCCGGCGAACCGCGAAGCAGCGCAACGGCTGCTCCGCGAGCGCGAGGCGAACGACAAGCTCGCCGCCGTGCAGCGGCAAGTCGAGGAGCTGCAAACCAAGCTCCGCACCCAAGAGCAGCAAGCACAGACACAAGCGCAAGTGACGCGGTACCTCGACGGCGTCGCGAAGGCGATGGAGCAGGCCGACGTCCCCCTCGTGAAGCTATGGGCCGCGAAGGCGCCCGCGAAGGTTCGCGCACGGCTGCACGAGATCGCCGTCGACCTCGCCGAGGCGTCGGGCGAGGTCCCAAGCCCAGCGGAGGTGCTGCGCGAGGCGGAGCAGCGGCGCCGCGCGGACCTCGAGGAGGGCGGGATCGACGTCGCGCAGATCCTCGGTGCGTCCGGTGCACCGGACAAAGCGCCGCCCGCCGCATCCGCGGGCAAGAAGCCGGCGAAAACGCTCGGGAAGGCGGGCGGCAACGCAGGCGGCGCCGCGCCGGCGCAGCGCACGCGCGCCGAGCTCGTCGAGGACGTGCGATCGAAGCTCCTGGCGAATCAACTGGACGACTGACCGCGCCGCGCGTAGGGTTGCCGTAACCGAGTCACTCGGCCGCCGCCCCTCTCGAGTCTGCGCAGGGGATCAACCGCAACGGTTAATCCCGGACGCCTGCAACAGGCGCCGCAGCTCGAGGTGACTCATGCCGGCTTCCGACCTTTCGACGGTCGCTTACATCTTTCGCCGTCTCTACGCCGACGGTGCTCCCGGGGATCTCGCGATGCGCGATCACCCGATGTTCATGGACATCGGCCGCCAAGGCGGGTTCGTGGGCTCCGCGTTCTTCTACGCGATTCGCTACGGCAACCCTCAGAGCGTGGGCGGCACGTTCGCCACGACGCAAACGGGCGCGCAGACGTCGAAGGGCGTGCAGCTGCAGGCATCGCGCAAGCCGAAGTACGGCGTGATCCTCCTCGACGGCGAGGCGATGGCGGCCGCGGTGGATCGCGGTGCGTTCATGGACCTTGTGCGCATGGAAACGGACGGCGTCCTCGAGGAGATGGGTGACTCGATGGCGTTCGATCTCTACCGCGACGGCTCTGGCCAGCGCGGGCGTCGGGCGTCGATCTCATCGAACACGATCACTCTGACCGTCGTCGACGACGCGCGCAACTTCAAGGTCGGCATGACGGTCATCGCCGACAACGATGCGAACGGCGCGTCGCCGCGTACCGGCAGCACGACCGTCACCGCGGTCGACGAGGACGCCGGAACGGTGACCGTCGCATCGGCGGCGGCGATCTCCGGCTTCGTCGACAACGACTATCTGTTCCGCGCCGGCGACCCGGGCACGTGCATGGAGGGCCTTGAGCTCTGCACGCCGCTGACCGCGCCCGCGCTCGGGTCGGACTCGTTCCGCGGCATCGACCGCGGCGCGGATCCGCGTCGCCTCGCCGGCATCCGGGTCAACGACACCTCGTCGACGATCGAGGAGAACCTTGGTCTTGCGGCGGTGCGCGTGGCGCAGATCGGCAAGCGCCAGGATCGCGCGTACCTCAACCCGATCAACTTCTGGCAAGTCGCCCGCCGGCTCAACGCGAAGGTGGAGTATGACGGCGGCGGCGGCGAGGCGGGATACGGGTTCCAGTTCATCTCGATCCACACGCCGGCGGGCGTGCTCAAGGTGGTGGCGGATCCCGACTGTCAGATCAACCGCGGATGGGGCATGCGGATGGAGAAACACTACCTGAAGCATTTGAAGGGCCTCCCCCACATCATCAACGACGATAACAACTTCAACCTGCGCTCGGTGAGCGCGGACTCCATCGAGGGTCGCGCGCGCGCGTGGGTCAACTACGTCCAGATCGAGCCGGGCTGCTTCTCGGTGATCGCGATCTGATCCCACGCTCAAGCCACAGGAGATCAATCATGGGTTCCGACGATGTTCGCCCGTTCTCGCAGGTTGCCCGTGCCAAGGGCACCCCCCAGTCCGATGGCACGCTCGCGCCGATGCGTCTCTCGCAGTACGGCGAGCAGTACGTGGCACCGGCCGTCCCGTGGCGCCACGCCCTCTCGGACGAGGGCAGCTATCACGTGTTCCACAACGCCACGAACGACGCGGCCACCACGCTCGCCGGTCACGCCGCGCCGGTCCTCGCCGACGCTGACGCGACGATGACGAAGCCTTTTTTGTTCTTCCGAAACCTGCTCAGCACGGGCCGGCGCATCTACTTCGATTATATCGAGATCGAAGTCGTGACGGCCGGCGCTTCTGCGACGCAAGCATGCTGGGCGGCGCAGCTCGATACGGGAACGACCCGCGTGTCGAGCGGCGGCACCGCACTTACCGTGCTCAACAGCAACGGTCAATCGGTCAACGCACTCGACTCCACCGCGTTCACCGCGTTGGGCGGCGCGATCACGACGGGCGCCGAGAGCTCGGCGGTGCGCGACCTCGGGTTCGGCACGTTCCGGCCCTCGATCGAGATCGCCGGCGACAAGAAGATCTTCGTCTTCGGCGCCGACCCGCTCGACACGGCGACGACGGCCGCCGGCTCGGTGCGTACGCAGATCCAGGCGATGCCGCCGGTCGTCCTCGGCTTCACCGATCAGCTCCTAATCGCGCTGCACGGCCAAGCCAGCCAGACGGCCGCGGGCGTCTACAAGGTCCGCGGCGCTTGCTGGGTGCGGTGACCCATGGCGGAAGTCTACCCATCTCGCGATAACGTTCCTGAAGCGCAGCACTACCTCATTCGCATCCGCGGCGCTGGGGCGGCGAACCCGACAAAGGAGCTCGGGCCGGGCGTCACGGTGACATGGGTGTCGACGGGGCGCTATCGCTTCACGTTCTCCGAGGCGCCGGGGGTGTTCGTTGGCGCGACGAAGGCCGGCCTGCAGGCGACGACGCCGAACGACGTCGATCTGTGGGACACCGTCTTCGGGAGCTACGACGCGACGAACCGCCGGATCGACGTGTTCGTCTACTCCGCGGCGAACACGCTCGCGGATCTCACCTCGACCAATTGGATGTTTGTGGATCTGATCTTCAAGGCCACCGCGGTCTAGGAGTCGTCGTGCGAAACGTGACCCTCGGGACGCTGGTCACGCGCTGTCAGCAGCGCGTGGATTTCGAGGGGGATGGCCACATCGCGACGAGCGAGTGGAAGGCGCTCATCTCGGAGCAGAACGGCGAGCTACAGCTCCTCGTGGCCGAGACGGGGATGCGCTACTTCGAGACCGAGGCGACGATCACCGCGACCGGCGCGACGTCGTACACCCTGCCGGCCGATCACCTCGCGACGCTTGGGATCGAGTTCGTGCGCGACGCGGCCGGCACGCGGCGACCTCTGCAAGAGGTCATGATCCAGGAGCGGGCCGCGGTCGTCGGGCGCACGGGCGAGGCGTACGCGTACGCGATCGTCGGGCAGAACGTCGAGCTCTACCCCGTGCCCGCGAGCGGCTCGTACAAGCACATCTACATCCCTCAGCCCCCGGACATCTCGGGGGCGATCGACGCGACGAACGTCGACGTGGTGACCCCCGACGGCGAGGCCTTCCTGATCTGGGGCGTCGCCGTCAAGGCACTCTCGAAGGGGGAGGCCGACGTGCGCGTGGCGATGGCGGAGCGCGAGGCGGCCCGCGAGCGCCTGCGCACGTGGGCTCAGCTGCGATCGTTCGTGCAGCCGCGCCGGCGCGTCCTCGGCGACGCGTTCGCGTTCGATCTCGGGTCCGACGCGGGAGACTGGTGGCCGTGACCATTCGCCGCCCGATCTCGCCGACGCTACCCGACCCGACGATCGACCGGGTCGTGCGCGAGCATGCGCGCGTCCTGAACGAGGTGCTTGACCTCCCGGCGGCCGCCATGCGCGTGATCGCGGGCGTCGTGCTTCCCGACGCGACCGATGTGGCGGTCGCGCACCGCCTCGGGCGCCCGCCGCGCTGGCACGCGGCCTCGTCGGCGCGCCCGGGCACAGGCCTCACGGGCGGCGCCGTCCTCGAGGTGCGCGCCGCTGGCGTCGACCCGGCGACGCACCTCGTGCTCCGCGCCGTCGGGTTCGGCGCGACGATCACCGTCGACGTGGCGGTGCTGTAGTGGAGGGCCTCGAGTGGCAGACCTTGCAGCTCCCCTTCGCTGCGGGGCTCGATCAGAAGGCGCACCCGCACGCGGTGGAACCCCCCGCGTTGACGCGTGCGATCAATGTCGAATTCGACGAGGTCGGGGGCCTGCGCATGCGCAAGCCTTACGCGTCGATCGGGACGGGGATCCACCCGAGCGGCACGATCGCGAACGCGCGAAAGCTCGCCGTGGTGAACGACGAGCTCCTCCTGTTCACCTCGGACACGCTCTATGCGTGGAGCCCGGCGCTCGCGAAGTGGGTGAGCCGCGGCACGCACCTCGCGGTGACGGTCGCGGAAGCGCCGAAATTCGGCAACACAAACGATCAGATCTTCGCCGACCGCGCGCAGCTCGGCAACGTCGTGGTCTACGTATGGACGGAGCTGCAAGTCGGCGCCGTCGAGCTCTCTTACGTGGCGGCCGCGGACGCGACGACGGGCGCGGTGCTGATCGCGCCCGTCTCGCTCGGCGCGGGCATCACGCGGCCCCGCGTCGTCGCGGTCGATACCGCGATCCTCGTGCTGTGGATCGACGCCGGCGGCCCGACGAACCTCGTCGCGAAGGCGATCACACCGAGCAATCCAAGCTTCACGCCGGCGTCGCCGACCACGGTGATCGGAGACTGCACGCGGTACGACGTCGTCCGCGATCCGGCGACGGATCGCGTCGTCGCCGCCGGCCGCAACACCGCGGGCACGGCATACACGGCGGCGCGCCTGACCGGGGCACTCGCCGTCACGACGAGCGCGAAGGCTCGCACGGCGAACGGCGTGATCGCCCTGTCGTGCGCGCTCAACGATCGCGTCCAGATCCTGCGGACGAATGGGACGAACATTCAGGGCGATCTCCTTGTGACGAGCACACTCGCGGACGTGTTCACGGGGCAGGCCGTCGGCACCGCGGCCGCGACCGTGAACCAGCTGACCGGCGCGCACCGCACCGTCCTCGACGGTGGCCAGTACCGTTGCTTCGCGTTCTGGTCGGCGGGCGAGACGGCACTCTCCTCGGCGTTCGAGCTCAAGAGCAACTGGGTCGACACGGGCAACACACTCGGGACGCAGGCGGTACTCCTCCTGCGTCAAGGGGTCGTCTCGCGCGCGTTCGACTTCGGCGGCCGTGTGTTCGTCTGGTCGGTGTTCGCCGGCGAGAGCGGAGCCGCCGGCATGGGGATGCCGCTCGGCATTCGGGCGCAGCTGCAGAACGGCTATTTCCTCCACCGCGATGACGGCCTCTACGTGGCCAAGGCCGGATGGACGCGCGCGGGGGGATTCGCGGCGTCGTCGGGGCACGTCGCGGGCGTAGCCCTCGTGAGCGGTACGACGGGCTACGCGTGGTGCGGGATCGAGCGGCAGATCATCATCACGGGCGGCACCGATCACAGCACGTACGGCGCACGCGCCCCGCGCGACATCACGTTCGCGTTCGACGACGACGCCGCTCGTCGCGTCGTGCAGCTCGGACGCACGGGCTACGTCTCGGGTAGCCCGGTTCTGCAGTATGACGGCGAGGGCTTGACCGAGGTCGGGTTCGAGCAGTACCCGTGGCTCTTTGGGTCGCTCCCCGTTGGCGGCGGCGCGCTGCCAGCGGGCGCCTACAGCTACAAGGCAACGCTGCGGTGGGAGAATGCCGCGGGCGAGACCGAGCGGTCGACGACGGCGACCGGCGAGCAGGCGACGGTCGGCGCGAGCGGTCGTGTCGACTTCTCGATCGCGAACACGCACGTGACGCGCAAGTCGGGATCGCGCCGCAAGCCGGCGCTCGAGATCTGGCGGACGAAGGTCGCGCCCGTTCTCGACTCGCCGTTCTACCTGATCACGTCCAAGGATCCGACGGTGAGCGGTGACAACGGGTTCATCTCGATGGACCCGGCGGCCGGCTTCGATCTGACGTTCGGCTATGACAACATGGTCGACGCGACCCTCGAGACGCGCGAGCAGAACCCCGAGAACGGAAGCGTTCTGCCGCGCCTCGCGCCGCCGCCGGCGACGATCATCGTAGCGGGTGATTCACGCGTCTTCCTCGCGGGCGTCGCCGGGGAGCCGGGCCGGGTGTGGTATTCGCTACAGCGATCAGAGGGTGAGGTCGTCGGATTCAACGCGGCCCTGTCGTTCGTCGTGCCGGCGTCGGCAGGAGCGATCACGGGGCTGGCACTCGTGAGCGAGACGCTGATCGTGTTCACGATCAACGCGGTGTATGCGGTGCCGGGCGTCGGGTACGACAACACAGGCGGCGGAACCAACTATGGGCCGCCGCGCCTCCTGTCGTCGGACGTCGGCGCGCTCTCGCACGACACGATCGCGCTCACGCCCGGCGGGCTCATCTTCCGTTCGCGCAAGGGCTGGTACCGTCTGACGACGGGGCTTTCGCTGGAGTACGTGGGCGCGAAGGTCGAGGATTACAACAGCGACACGTTCAGCGGCGCGCAGGTTGTCGAGTCGCAGCACCAGGTCCGGCTCCTGTCCGATTCCCGGATGCTCGTGTGGGACTATCTCGTGAACGAGTGGAGCGAGTGGACCGAGAGCGGCCGCGGTCTCGTGATGTGGGGCGGCACTTCGATCCTCGTCGAGACGGCGAACGTCAAGGCGCAGCAGCCGACGTTCTCGTCGGCGGCCTACAAGATGGAGATCGAGACCGGGTGGATCAAGCTGAACGGCCTGCAGGGGTTCGGGCGCGTTCGGTGGCTCGAGGTCCTGGGCGAGTACAAGGACGACCACGAGCTCCGCATCGTGCTGTTTCGCGACTACCGCTCGACGAGTTTCGACGACAAGATCATCGAGATCACCACGGGCAGTACCCTCCCCGTGCAGGTCCGCCACCGTCCGACGCAGCAGCGCGTCGAGTCGCTCAAGGTGGCGATCACCGTGCAGCAGCTCGACGCCTCGGCGCTATCGTACGACGCTGTTACCCTGACCGGCCTGTCGCTCGAGGTCGGTCTCCGGCGAGGCCTGTACCGCCGGCTACCGGCCGCTCAGAAGCAGTAGGAGGAGTATCATGGCCTGGTACAAGCCTTGGACCTGGGGAGACGAATCCGAAAGCGCCGTCAAGAAGCGCGACGATCTGAACCTGCAAGGCCAGTCGTCGAGCAACTTCGCTGGGGCGAGCGAGGGCCGTTTCGGCGCCCTCGGCGGGCAGCTCGGAAGCGAAGCACAGTACCTCCGCGACGTCGCGCGCGGCGGCCAGTCCGTGTCGGCCGAGCAGCTCCGTCAGGCGCTAGGCCAGAACCTCTCGGCGCAACGCTCGATGGCGGCATCGGCGGCGCCGCGGGATTCGACGATGGCGGCGCTCATGGCGTCGCGCAACGCGATGCAGCTCGGGTCCGGACTCGCGGGGCAGCAGGCGCTCGCGGGCATGCAGGAGAGGCAGGCCGCGCAACGCGCGCTGATGGAAGCGCTCATGCAGCAGCGGCAGCAGGAGCTCCAGGCCGCGCTTGGCGGGCGTCAGACCGCCGTGGGCGCGTACGGCGGCGTCACGCCTGAGGGGTCGTTTATCGACAAGTACGCCGGGCCCATCATGGGCGGCCTGTCCATGTTCACTGGCGGCGGGGGACGGAAGTAGCGGTGGCACTCGATCCGCGTGCGCAGCTCGAGTCGCCGGGCCCGTGGTCATGGGCCCCGGACGAGTGGAGTGCGCCCGCGGATCCGCTCCTCGACCTCAACGCGCCGCCCGACGCGCCCCCGCTAGCTCCGGACCCCTGGCCACCGCCAGCGCTGACCGGGGCGCCCGTCGAGCTCGCCACGCCGACGCTACCGCCGCCGCCGGAGCCCGGGGATCTTCCCGTCACGCCACCGCCGCCGCCCGGCGTCCAGATCGTGCCCGACATCGCGCCGCCGCCCTGGGCGCGCCCGACGATCGAGGCCAAGGCCGGCGCGACGACCGAGCGCGAGATCCCCGAGCTCGAGGCGCCCGAGGGAACGGCGGACATCGCGCCGATCGCCGAGGGCGAGCCGGTCGCCGCGGGCGAGGGCGAGGAGCCGGCCGAGATCGAGTTCACGGAGCAGGACGCGCTCGACGCCCGCGTCGCGGATCTCGTGGAACTCCACCCCGAAGAATTCGCGCGGCAGCAGATGCTCGAGACCCTCCGCCAGGAGAGCGAGCGCTCGCGGCTTCAACTCGAGGACAGCGAGCGCCAGCGGAAGGCCCTCGAGGCGAACGTCGCGCGCCGCGAGCAGGCCAAGAAGCGCGCGCAGGCGGACCTCGCGGACATCACGACGCGCGCAAAGGAAATGGCTGACGCGTCGCCGTTCGAGAGCTGGTGGGAGACGAGGTCGGCGCCGCAGAAGTTTGCCGGGTACCTCGCGGCCATCTTCGGCGGGTTCCTGGCCAACAAGACGGGTCGCAACGCAGCGATCGATATGTTCATGAAGCTTGCCGACGACGACGCAAACCAGAAATGGGCGTCGATCCGCGAGCGGCGCGCCACCGTCGCCGATCAGATGGCGCAGGCGGATGACGACTTCCGCACGCGCGAGTCGATTCGCCTCGCCTCGGCGGAGCAGATCGCACGCGGCATCGAGGCGCAGATCGCGCAGCTGAACCCGCAAGGGACGCAGGCGCTCCGTCTCGCTGAGACGCTCCGAGGCGTCCGCGCGCGGCAGGCCGAGATGGCGGCCGCCGCCGAGCAGGTCTCCTTCGATCGCGCCGACAAGATGATCGCTGCCGACCAGAAGCAGCAGGAGATCGACCTTAAGGTCTACGAGGCGCAGGAGCGCTCGCGCCTCGCGCGGATCAAGGCGGCCGCCGCCGCGGCTGGGGCACGCGCGAAGCCGGCGGACGTCGTCTACGACCCCTCGTACTACGCCGCGCAGGGGCTTCCCACGCCCCCGATGCCGATGGACGATAAGGGCTACGACAAATGGCTCATGCGTCAGAAGGATGCCGGCGTTCTCGCGAAGAACGACGCCGAGCGCGCCGAGGCGACGCTGCGGCAGGCGCGCGAGAAGCGCGAGCGCACGGTCCAGTTTGTGCGCCCCGTGGTCACGCGCGACGCCGACGGCAGGGTCACCGGGCGGCGGTTCGAGCAGCTGATCCAGCCCAACGACGGCCAAGAAGGCGCTGGCCAGCCGTTCGAGGTCGTCGACCCGACGTCGCGCAAGGAGATCGAGACAAAGCTCGAGGTCGCGACGCAGCTCATCGCGTCGATTGATCGGGTCCAGGAGCTTCGCAACCTCCATGGGTCGGAGATGTTCAAGACGGGCGCGTGGCGCGAGGCGCAGGCAAACTTCGCCGACGCGCTTACCAACTGGAAGGATCAGAAGGGACTCGGGGCCCTCAGCGGCGCCGACTTCGAGCTCGCCGCGAAGGCGCTCGGCACCGAAGATCCGAACGAGCTACGCGCCATCGATCGCGGCCTACAGGAGGCGCGAAAGGTGGCCTTGCGCAACCTGAACACGTCGCTGAATCGGGTGGGCTTCCGCGGCACATACAACATCCCGAACCTCACGTCGCAAGGCCAGCAAGAGGCCGCGGATCGCGGGCCGGCCGGCCAGAAGGTTCGCGACGTCGTCGAGCAATCGCGAAAGAAGTGGCGCAATCTACGGATCGCCGACGAGGGCGGCACCGGACGCCGGGGAGTGGATATCCTCGCAAAGGGCCCCGACCGCTACGCGGTGACGCGGTCCGAGCGCGCCGTCCTCGACGACCTCGTCGAGCGCGCCGCCGCCGGCGACGACTCCGCGAGTGCCGGGCTCGCGACGCTGGCGCAGGATCGCAAGCTCGGGCCTCGCGTGCAGATCCTCCTCGCGCAGTCCGACCTCGATCTCTCGGATCGGTTCTCCGAGGAGGCATGGAACGAGATCGCGAAGGCGCGCGAGATCTACCGCGCCGCCAACCTCAAGAGGTCCGAGTAATGGGCCGTATCAACGTCCGCACGCCGGACGGTCGCGCCGTCTCGATCCCCGACGACGACGCGACCGTGGGCGCGGCCCTCGAGAAGGGCTACACGATCGAGACCGTCGATCAGGAGGCCGCGCGCGCCGTCGAGGAGGGAAAGCGCGCCTACGCCAAGACTACGCTCGGCAAGATCGAGGCGGGTGCGCAGGGTTTCCTTCGAGGGGTGTCGTTCGGCGGAACGGACGTACTGCAGGCGGCCGGCAATGAGGACAAGCGCGAGCTTCTCGCGGCGCTCAAGGCGGAGCACCCGGGGCTATCGGCGGCCACGGAAATCGGCGGCGCATTCTTCCCGGCCGTCGCGTCGGGTGGCTCGTCGGTCGCGGGTTCGGCTGCGCGCGCGACGCCAGCGGGTGCAGCGGCCGCCCTCGGCGCCCGCGTCGGACGTGCCGCCGAGGGCGCGGGGGCTGTCGCGCGCATCGGACGCGGCGTGGCCGGGGGCGCCGTCGAGGGCGCTCTCCAGGGCGTGGGTCAAGCGACCTCGGACTTGGCGCTCTCGAGTGAGCCCCTCACGATCGACCGCATCGCCTCGGCACTCTCGAGTGGCGCGCTGTACGGCGGCGTGACGGGCGGCGCGGCGGGCGGCGCCGTGCGCGGCCTCGAGGTCGGGCTCGGCGCGGCGCGGCGGCAGCTCACGAAGGCGCGCGAGGCCGCCGACAAGCTCGACAACGTCGCCGACGACTTGGCCACCCTCGACCGCAAGGGGCTACGCGCGGCGGAAGACGTCGAGCGAGCGCAGATCGAAGCGGCGCGCGTCCCCCAGCGCGCGCAGCTCGCGGACGACATTGTCGCATATCGCGAAACGGCGAAGGTCGAT